AGATAATGCTGCTTCTGACGGTAAAGAAATGATGGGTCTTAGAGGTATCGTTGATGATTCAACGGACCTTACGACCTTCCAAAACGTCAACGCATCCACTAACCGTGAATGGCGTGCAAGACGACTCAATGCTTCTAGCGGTAACTTAACCTCCGACTTGTTACAACGTCTTTTGGACGATGTATCAGTGTTGGGTGGAGAAGAGCCAGACACGATTCTTATGCATAAACAGCAACGCAGGAAATACCTCGATATCGTCGTTCCACAAAAACGATATATGGACGGTAAAATGGACTCTGGTTTCGAAAAGCTCTCGTTTAACGGCAAAGACCTTATTTTGGACTTTGATTGTCAAACAGACACAGTTTACGCAGTGACCAAAAAGAAACTGCATAAATTCGAGCTTGAAGATATGAGCATGGGTAAACATGCAGGCTCTGACTCTTTCTTACGAAAGGTCGGAACTGACGTGTTCCAAGCTTACTGGAGACATTATTGTAACTTCGGTGCTTCTAAACGCTCTTGCCACGGTAAGATCGTTTCTCTCGCAGTTCCAAGCGGATTAGCATAAGCTAATTAGGTTTTACGGAGGAAGGCTTTACCTATAAAGCCTTCCCAAACTTTATATGAATCTTTATTTGAAAGACCCCAAGACAGGAGAACCATCAGTAACGTTAACTGCTTTTGTAGCAGGTATGGCTGTAGCTGTTCTTAAGCTCCTAGCTTCCGGCATTACGATTGGGTCTATAACATTAAGTCAATTTAGCGGCACAGACTTTGCCGCTGTAGTAGGTGCTTTAGGTGCTTTATATTGGGCACGTAGAAATACGCCAGCTACACCAGAAGGTAAAGAAGAAGGATAATGATTCAGGTCGGACCAACAGGTCAAATCACGCAAGGTCACGTTCTAGATGTAAGTAGACGTGCTTTTGAAAGAGCACTCCGTGACTATGATTCTCTACTTTACGTAAAGTGGAACCCTAAAAAGCTTAGAGGCTGGGGTTGCTGGGAAATCCGTAGACGACCTGAAAAATATGTAGTTCTAGAAAGTGTTACCTTTGAAGGTAACACGTACACTAAAGTAGGGCCTAAAGAATTAGATATTATCAGCAATGTACTAGACTGCGCCTTTTTAAATTATGATCAATTACGCAAAATCAAATCTATGGATACTTGGAAAAAAGATGGTTCTTACGGCAAAGACTTTGTACGTAATATGGAGGCCAGAGAAGAAGCCTTCAAAGAAGGCGTCAAGAAAAAAGATAAAGAAGACTTAGCTTACGCTGCTAGGCAAAATAAGACCGCTATAAGAGATTTTAAAGATATGATCCAATCTGGACTTAACCCTGCACAGATAGCAGATCATTGGGATAAAAAGCAGGGTTCGTAACCTTAGCCAAAGGAGATACACATGGCCTTAGTAATGAATGCATTAGAAGAAGAAGTTTCTGTTAAAGCAAGAGGGAACTACTTCACGTTTAAACCAAATCAGATTAAAATAATGGATGACGATTTAGCTCAATTTTTAATCACTGAGAGAGCAGAAGACGGATTAGTTTCTCTTCCAGAGACGCTTGAAGATCCAGAATTGCGACTCACAGAAGAAGGTAAAGATACTATCAGAACTGCTAAACGTCTCGGTATAGCTAATAAAGTTAAAAAGCTTAAAGAGATTATCTATAATAACCAAGTCTCTCTAAGACAAGACCTTGAACGCGCTAATATTAAAGTAGACCCAGCAGTATACGCTACGGATGCAGAGAAAAAAGCTATGCGCGAATATGCTAAATATCAGCAAGCCGGTAAAGACGAAGAAGGCAACGCTGTTAAAGAAGTTAAAGAACTTATGAAAGACGTCGGAGATATAACTAAGAAATAATGGCGACATTAGTAAGCCCCTCTTTGGGAAAACTTATATCCAACGTTAGGAATATGCTTAATCAGCCTAATCCCGCCAATTCATTTTGGACGGATGCAGAGCTAACTGAGTATCTTAACGAAGCAGTCAGAGTATACTTTGCTGAGATGACCAAGAACAATGAAGGTCTTTTCACTACTACTTCTGATTTAAACATAGTAGCGGATGCAGAGACTATCGCTTTACCTAGCGATTGTTTTGTTGTTAAGGCCCTCTATAAAAAGAGAGACCCGAACTATTACGATATATTAGATTATAGAAATAATCTAACCGATGGTTATAGTACCCAAGGGGGGACTTCTCCCTCTAGTTATTACCCTACCTACTACTTCAGAGGTAATAACATAGTTCTTCACCCAGTACCCAATTTCTCTGAGACCGCAGGTCTTAAGCTAGAGTACCTACAATTTCCTGATATGCTAAGAGACGCAGGAGATACGCTAACTGCACAGGTCTCTCCTATCTTTAAACAGCTAATAGAGTCTTATGCCGTATGGATGGCTAAGCATAAAGAAAGCCTAGTAAGTGGAACAGACCTAACGAGCATTCCAGAGAGAAGGCTCTCTTCTTTGTACACACAGTTTAAAGAGACTATAGCGCAAAGATCAAAGAACCCCACTTTTATTAAACCTTTTAACCCGGAGCTAGAATAATGCCTATCACTAAAGTAGGTGGTGTAGTAACCTACACTGCTCCTAAAGATTTTCAAAGATTCCTAGATACAGGTGTTATTAACGGCACACAATTTGCTATATCTGATGACGCAGATAAACTAAAGCAAATGAAGTTTGACCCGTCTCCTCAAGCTACTAACACCACGACCACTCTTAAATCTAACTCAAATGCTACCTCCGATGTAACCATAATATTACCCCAAGTATCGGGTACTACCTTCTCAGAGCCTATTAAAGACTTCGGAGCTAATATTCCCGCTGCTACGGACAGAGACGGTCTTGCTCAAGCACAAACTCTAGGTGCTGCTGGCAACTTAACTCTAAATGGGGCTGGTATTTCTGGCGGTCTCTACACCAACCCTTTTTATGGGGGTAGACTAGTCACCATATACTCCGCTGGCAACCTATCCGCTATTACATTTACCGTAACAGGCACAGACCACGCGGGTACTGCTCAAACTGAGAATATCACAGGCCCTAATAACGGGACTGCTACAGGAACCAAGTATTTTAATACTGTTACGTCTATCGCAGCTAACGCTGCTGTAGCTTCTAACGTAGAAGCCGGTTTTGCGGCTTCTCTAATAGCTCTTAAATGCGATAAAGAAAAGATTTATAAAGTAAACCCCGCTAATAGCGAGACTGTACTTATCGCAGTTTATGGCGAAGCTTCCGGTTTAGGAGAAAGCTGCTCTATGTGGCTAAGCTCTCCAGCTACGCTAACATTAGCTTGGGCTAATGGTACAGCGCCTTCGGATAGACGAATCTACTTTGCTGGTGGAACAGAACCTACACCCACGGCCTCCGGTATAGATTGGTACGAGTTTGTTAACGTAGGCGAGACTGCTTCTGGAGATGTTATTTTTTATGGGTTTGTTTCTGGACAAGATCTTAAGGCGTAATAAATGGCAGGTAATAGGTATAGAAGAGCAGCAGCTAGCGGAGGGTTCGCTGTTCCAAATATACCAAACGTGTATCTCTGGTATGATCCAAGCTACTCGCCGTCAGTTACTACTTCTGGGTCTAATATTACAAGAATTAATGACCGACTTGGCGGAAGTAATTATCTTAAAGCGGATGTTGGTAAGGAGCCTACAATAGGAAGTTTAAATAGCTTAGTAGCCCCAACGTTTAACGGATCTAGTCAGGGGATGTATACGAATGACGTACTTCCTACTAATAACCTAAGCTATGTCTATGTGCTTAAGATGAACGCAGTTCCTGCTGGTAACCATGATTTGATTGTAGGAAATGGCACACCTTACTACGAGCACTATTTAGCTACGAACGTCATACATACGTTTGCCGGAGCGGATAATAACCATGTTAGCACTCTAGATACTAGTGTACATACTTTGTCTGTAGTATTCGGTGGAAGTAACGTAAAGATATATGTTGACGGAGTAGCTGGTACTACGGGTACTAACTTCTCTACTTCCGCACTTAATCAAAGGTTGTCTTTTGCTTACTATAAGCCAGCAAATATTAACTGGTCTAGTATGACATTGGGTGAAGTAATCATAATTAACGGCGCTATTAGTGACTCAGATAGAATTAGAACGCAAAATTACTTAAAGACTAAATGGGGAACCCCATAAAGGAGAGAATGAATGGAATTTACAGCAACCTCAAGCGGACTTAAAAACGCTGATGCTGCAATAGCAGCAAGAAATTGTAGGCTACTTGGCGTGCAAGTACTTACAGATGGTATTAACGCTGCCACGTTAATACTATATGATAATGCTTCTGCTGCATCAGGAACAGCACTAGCTAAAATAGCAGTTCCAGGAGCTAATCTATATATTGATATGGTTTTACCGGAATCGGGTGTAGAAGCTAGAAATGGTATCTACGCAGATGTCTCCGGTGTAGGCGCTACTTACATAGTTCACTATGCACTATTATAATAAATGATCTCAGGACAGTTTAAACAAGAAGACTATTTCGATAACGTAGGGGGTATAAACCTTGCGGATTCTCCTTTTAAAGTTAAAAGGGAACAGGCGCTTCTTTGTTTAAATGCTACCTATATTCGTACTGGTGGGTTTAAGAAGAGAAATGGACACTCTAAGATAAACTCAGTGGCCGATGCTCAGCTTAATACCCTAGGTCTCGATCTACACAATAGCTCTTCTGCTAGTTCTAAATCCGTTATTAGGGCTGCTGGTACTAAACTACAATTATTTGATACTTCTACGCCTAGTTTTACCAATCTAACAGAAGACACCGCTTCTGCTGGCTCAGATTTCTTAAATTCATCTAGTACTCAGCCCGTAATCTTCTCGCAATTTAATACATCTAATGCAGATATTCTATGGGGTACTGGCGGAGGGATGTCGGGTATATATGGAGTATATTCCACGACTAAAGTTACCAAGAATGGTAGCGATGCTCCTACAGGCTCTATATCAACAGCTGTTAGTGCTACCGGAGGTAGCTTTTCTGCTACAGGGACATATTATTACGCCGTAGCCTTACGTAAAGCTAGCACACAAGCGATTAGCAACGCTGCTTTAGATGTATCTGCTACTATAGCCAATACCACGGACAAAGTAACAATTACCCTATCTAGTTTGACAGTGGTAGATGCTACGAAGTACGATAAGATCTATATTTATAGGTCTGCTGTAGGCGGTGTAACAGCATTTACCGCAGGAGACTTAGTAACCACGGTTAATACCGGCACAGCAAGCTACGTAGATACAGGAACTTCTACTACTTCCTCTACTACAGTACCAAGAGCAGGTTTAGCGGCTTTAGATAATTCTGTACTTCCCTCTGGGACATATAATACATCTACAGTCTTTAAGAGAAGACTAGTAACAGCAGCTAATAGTACTATATACCTCTCAGATACTAACAAATCAGAAAGTTGGCCTACAGCCAATACTATTACAATACCTAGCGGTGGTCCTATTACAGCTCTTTCAGTGCTTAGCTTTACTTCTGTGGGAAGTAATACAATCGATGAAATTCTTTGCATACATAAAGAATCAGAGCTTTGGGTTATAACGGGTAATAATACTAGCGACTGGGTTCTTAAGTTTATAGATAAGACCGGGTGCCCTGGATCAGCCCTTCCAGTAGTAGCTAATGGATACTTAGCTTGGGTTAATTATCGAGGAGTATATCTCTGGGACGGCACTGGTAAGCCAATTTATTGCTCTCGTACTATTGAACCCCTATTTGCTAGAAATGGTGATCTTGTAAAGACACAGCTTTATTTAGGACACGGGGAATTGTACGAAAAAGAGAATATCGTCGTATGGTACCTTTCCCATGCTACCTACGGTACTCAAAAGTTTCAAATTAAGTTAGACTTAAGGCTTACTCTATCTGGTATTGATAGCACTCTAACAGGAAGAGTGCTAGAGGGCGTATTTCTATTTGATATTACGACATTCCCTATTTATGCTTCTAAGTCTTACCTTCCATCTAACGGAGATGAAACCCTACTTATAGGAGATAGCTCTGGTTTTGCCTATAAGGCTTACTTTTCTGATGCGGATGCTGGGGCTAATTACGAATTTAAGTACACCAGTAACTATCTAGATCAAGGTAATGCTAATCTTAAAAAGAGATACCACTACGTGGTAGCTTGGGTGGATAAATTAGGCGATTGGAATATAAATCTAGACTATTGGACAGACTACAGAACAGGCGAAGCTATTAAATCTATTCGTTCTCAGCCTATAGATCTTTCTGCTGCTAATAGCGCTGCTCTATGGGACATGGCATATTGGGATCTTGCTTCGTGGGATGACTGGGAAACCTCTCTAACGCCTCTTATTTTTGTACTTGGATCAGATACCAATAACAATAACGAAGGTAAGTGCATTAAAATACAGTTTAGACATAGCACCATGAATCAACCAGTGTCTATCCTAGGCTATAGCGTGCTTTATACGGATGCTTCATTTACAGGAGTTAAATCTTAATGGCTACTTGCGTAGTATCAGGAATAATTAAAGATCCTAGTGAAACAGCAATTGAAAGTGCTACTATTAGAGCTAAGATAGTCACTCCTTACTTTAGCACTACTATACATATTCTTCCTAAAGAGCTTTCTACTACATCTAGCGCTTCTGGAACGTGGAGTTTAACCCTTAACAGGGGCGCAGAATGTATCGTACAAATAGAGTATCCTCCAAATGGTACGGACTCTAATAAAAGATACAATTATACTATAACTGTGCCTGATTCTGCTACAGCAGATTTTAGCACTTTGGCTACGGAGCTTTAATGCCAGCATTAACCTATACTGCCTCAGACTTCCCCTTTACACCCTTTACTAAGATACTTAGTAACTCAGTAAATACCTGCTTTACTGATATTAGAACACTGCTAAATACTACCGGGTTAGATGATACTAACCTACAAAATGCTGGTATTACTAGAGCTACCAAGCTTAAAGTAGGTACCACTAATGCAGTTATTATAAATAATAACACTACGGGGGCTATGTCAGAGTTAACTGCCGTAGCTAATACCGCAGTGTACTTTAATGCCTCTGGCGTGCCTACAGCAGGAGACTTACCTCTAAACTCTGGCGGTACCGGAGCAAGTCTAGCCGCTGGTAATGACGATGACGTTCTTAAATTTAGTTCTGGAGTAATTGTAGTAGGCGTGGCTCCAGTGCCACCTTCAATTAAGATATATAACTTTAACACTTTCGTATAAGGAGAAAGTAAATGGCTGCAAATACAAGTCCGATCTTTTTAGGGTCGCCAAAGGTTAGTTGGATTCTAACTAATACTACAGGTATTACTAGCACTGATGGTACAGATGCTAACGTAAAGTTAGTCTTTACAGCAGACGCTACTGACGGGTCTAAGATTGATTATATCAAAGTTAGGTATAGCGGCGCTACTGGCGCTGCTACGGTGCTTAGATTCTGGGTTAATAATGGAGCTGCCCCAACTACGGCCACTAATAATACTCTTATTCAAGAATTGACTATTTCTAATTTAGCTGCATTATCTCAAGTAGCGGATAATGGAGAATTTATTTGGAATTGTAGTATAGCTCTTCCAGCGGGGTATAGGATTTATTGCGCTGTAGGTACTAATATTACTAATGCTCTTGCCATAACTGCTGTTGGTGGGGACTACTAGGAGTAGAATTATGTTCATTAATGATCTACTAGGTTTTCCTACAGACCAAGAGAAGTTATACAGGTGTTACATGCATACTTCTAGTCAAAGTATAGCAACAGGAACTAATACCGGAGTATCTTTCACCACCACCGGAGAAGACCCTTTTAATATGAATTCTACTATATTTGGTAGTTCTAAGCTCTATGTTAAGATAATACGTTCCGGACTATACAGGATAGATTGCGGCATTCAATACGTAGCCGTAGCCGGTAATAATAGGAGCGTTTCTATTATATTATTTAGAAATAATACAAATACAACATTAGGAACACAACAAAAAGAGGGGGAAGCCTCTTCTGATATTGCATTAAATGCTTCTGCTGTAGTAGATTTGCAACATGGGGATTTGATTTATATGCAGGCTTTTCAAGATTCAGGAAGTAGTATTGCCCTATCAGGTACTAGAGCTAATTTTTTAATTGTTTCAGAATTAAAATAGTGCAAATACTTAGAGCTAAGAAAAAGCATTTATATAAGATCAGAGACCTACTCTCCCAATGCGGCAAGGGAGACATAGAGTCTTGCGATCTTAATAGCCGCGATATTGGTCTTATAGCTATGGATGACAATAGAGTAGTAGGCTTTATTTGGTGCGGCCTAATGTCTCAAGGCAGATTTGGTTATTTAGATAAATTCGCTATACTACCAGAGTATTCCGGTAAAGGCCTTGCTAAAAGCTTAGGTGTAGCTATGTTAGACTATCTAGCTAAAAATCGTGTTAAAGATGTATTTGGTGTTATTAAGCAAGATAAATATCATGATAAGTCTGCTCTAAACGCTTTAAAATTCGCTATGGGGGCTAAAGAAGACCCCTATACTTACGTATACGCAAATATTAATAAAACTATAAATGAACTTAAGGAGCTATAATGGGTGGAGATGGTAGGCAAGCGCCTAATGTAATAAAAGACCCAAGAGAATTAGCCATACTACAAGGCTCTAGCTTGGGACAAGTAGACCCTAGACTACGCAATATCATGTCCTCTTACGGACAAGGCGGTATGAGCTTACAGGATGCCCTATCTCAAGCTAAAGGAGTAGGTACTTCAGAACTCCCAGGGCTACAAAGCGCATACGCACAAAAACAGGCTCAATCTCGAGAACAAGCTCAAGCTTTAGCCCAAAACCCTGGATTAAAACCAGAGCAATATGAAAAGGCTACTGGTAAGAAGTGGGTAGACTGGTCTGAACTTCAAGGTTTAGAAAAGCAAATGGGGGATGTTCAATCTAGAGCAGACTCTATGTCTGCTGACTTTTCCGACCAATTAGCTTTAGATCCTCTTACTGCTACCAAGTTTGCTACAGAGCAAGTACAGAATAATCCTATCCTAGGACAACTGTTTGGTAAAGACGGCACCATGAGCAGGACTGCTGGAGAAGAGCAGCGTCTTTCTGAACAAGGTTTCAAGCTTACTCCAGAAGACAGAGAAGCTTACGGACAGATATCTGGTGATATCGCTAGACAGTTTGGACAAGAGGAACAGGGCTTAGCTGAAAGTCTAGCTCAAAGAGGTTTAGCGTCAGCACCAAGCGGCGTAGCCGGACAAGCTTATAGCGGTCTAGCAGGCAATAAAATGGAACGCCTTGCTAAAGCTCAGATGGATATCGCTGATAGACGTATGCAGAATACTCTGCAGAGATTAGGACAAACCAGACAGTTCCTAGGACAATTAGGTTCCCAAGGCGCTAGTGCGATACAAGACCAATTTGGTAGGTCTTTAGCAGGAAGACAGCAAAAAGTAGGCGAGAGAATGGGTTCTATCGGAGCACAACAAAAACAACAGCAGATGGAGCAAGATCAGCTTAATACCGGATTTCAACAACAGGAGTCTACGCGTGGCCCAGGCTTAGGAGAAATCCTAGGCGGTATAGGCGGCGGTATCTTAGGCGGTGTTACTGGAGGCCTAGGCACTGCTATAGGTGGCGGTATGGGGCAAAGCTTATTCGGCGCAAAACCCGCTAAATTTAATACTCAAACAGGTAAATTAATTAATCAATATGATCCGCAAACAGGACAGAAGGTTACATAATGGCTAAGACAATAGGTGACTACTTTTTAAGAGGTCTAGAACAAGGGCAAGAGCGTGGCTCTAAAGCTGCTCAAAGCGCTAGAGATCAGCAACAAAAAGCAGATTTAGAGAACTATCTAATGGGACAGAAGATTAAAGCTGTAGAAGATCTAAGACAGCGTTACCCAGAGCAAGACGTAGGTGCTGAAGGAGTATATATTAGAGAAAGAGACCAACTAAGTAACTACTTACGCGGCCAACAAATAGACGCACTTCAAGAAGAGAGAGATAGAAAAAGAGTTCAAGACGTAGCGGATAGAGTAGAAAAAACTGGTTTAGCTAAAATAGCCGCTCCATTACAACAAGCAGAAAAATCTTTTAAAGGAAAGTCAGTAGGCCCTTTTCTTAATATATTACCAGTAGGAATACAAGCAGGTGTAACTAATATAATGAGCAGAATAGGGGAAAGTCGTTATGGCCCAGAAAGCTGGAAAGGTGCTGGAGAAGAATTCCAAGATTTACAAAAACTAATGAATATTGACACCAGAGAATTTACAGGGGCTAGCGCCACTAGATTTGAACAGGCTAGAAAAGAAGTAGAGCAAGGACTTAGAATGGGTGGGAGTGCTGAACAAGTTGCTCGTGGTATTCAATCTATGCGAGAGATCTATGAGCAAGAAGCCAAGAATATTCAAGCAGGAGCTCATCCCGCAGCTGTAGCTGAGTACTCTAAAAGAATGGGTATTGGCAGTATACCGGATATTTTAGGAAAACCCCCTGGACAAGCCCCTATGCAGCAGTCTTCTCCAGAAGACGCTGAAAAGAAAAGATACGAAGAATTAAAGGCTAAAGCAAGAGGTCAATAATGCCACTTACTCCAGAAGAAGCAGCAGAATTAAAAGCCTTAGAAGCTAAATATGCTCCAGCACCTAATAAGCTCTCTCCACAAGAGCAAGCTGAGTTACAGGCCTTAGAGTCTAAATATGGTGCTCAAAAAACTCCTATAGACTACTCTAAGATTACTGCTGAAGGCCCTACTGAACATGAGAGTCTTCTTATGAAGACTGTTGGAATGCCTTATGACCAAGCTAAAAGAATCTCTGGAATGGTTCAAGGAGCTAATCCTGTAGGTAAAGTTCTTTCTGGAGGAGTAGGGTCTCCTATGGCAATAGTTGGTAAAGAGGCTGGTAAAAGCTTAGTTAATTTTTTTAGTAAAAGTGCTCCGATATCTGGTGCTATACGTAAGACGGGTAGCGGTATTAAAGGTTTAGGCGATTGGTTTATGCAAAAGGCTGTGGGAAGAACTAAGTATACCCCAGGTATAGGTACAGAATTAGCTGATCAAGGTATTATGGGCACTAAAGAAGCTATGCGTAGACAAGTTCAAGCTAAACTACCGGAAGCAGGTAAAAGAATAGAAGAAGTGGCTAGTACTATTAGCTCTCCGATAGATTATCGTAACATAGCCTCTGATATCGCGGGTTCCCCATTAGGGCAAAGAGGTCTTGTCCCAGGAGCTTCTCCCTCTGCAGCGGACATAGGTACAATTCAAAAGATAAGCGCTTATTTAGACGATATAGCTTCTAGAGGACAGGAAAGTGCTTCTCAAGCAATAAGAAGAAGGTCTTCTGCAGGCCAAAGGGAATTTGGGGCTAGAGAAACTCCAGGAGCATCTCTAGAGGCTCAGTTAGCTAAAGCAGAACAGCAAGGTATTAGTAGAGCATTTAAAGAAGCTGGCGGAGAAGAAGCAATAAAAGCAGATAAGCTTTATGAGGCTTTAAAGAAAGCCGAAAAACCTTTAGTTCAAGAAACTAAAATTCCCCAAGGCCCTATATCTATACTAAATAAGCTAGGAAATATGGTCCCCTCATCTTTAGCAGAGTCTTTAGTAGGACAAGCAGCTACTAAAGTAGGCAAGCCTTTATCTAATCTTCCTAAAGGGCTATCAGAAGCAGAATTAATGGCTATATTAGCTGCTTCTACTCCGAAAGTTGAATAATATGAAAGAACAGCTAGACGAGATCAGACAAGACGTAAAAGAACTAGTTAAGCAAGGCGCTATTCATAATACCCTACTTCAAACTCATGAAGCTAGATCCCTTGCATTGCAATCTTCTATTGAAAAAGTAGAGACTAGGCTTAATCCCGTAGAACAGCATGTTACGCTTGTTAGTAAGATGCTTAAGGTTCTCGGTGCTGTATCCGTTGGGGCGGCCATTCAAGCTCTAGTTCGCCTACTCTCTTAATATCTTTAATTACCTGTATAACTCTACCAGAAGAATTTGTTACATCGAAGTCGTTATAAGCAGTATCGTACATACACATTAAGTTATTCATAGGTCCGTAGCCAAGGCACGTCCAAGTACGATGTATACTGCATTTATAGGTTTGAGAACCTATTAAAAACCTCTCATCATAGTAAACCGTCATCGCGTAATCACCACCCCTACCACTAACCCTAATCCAATCATAATAAACGGGTTCTTATACCAAGCATTATTAGAATCCTCTAGACCTTTAATATTCACTACTAATTGAGTATTCTGCTCTTTAAGAGACTTAATAGCAAGATCTGAAAGTTCTACTTGCTTCTTCGTAGCGTCTAGTGCTAAAGCGCACTTCTCTAATACGCTATCGCACGTCTCCGTCGCCATGCCTTGAGTCGATAGGCCTAGCACCAAGCTCAGTCCTAGCACGCTCATAATCTTCTTGTGCTTTCTTAGCAATTGCATCTTGTCTCTCCTTTTCAGATAAAATTCTTGATAACTCATCATTAGAGTCCCGTAATGCTGCTTCTCTCTTTAAACTTCTGTTAGCATTAAATAGATAGTAGATTATTGACATTAACGTGATTATGATAACCGCTACTGCTCCCATTTTAACCTCCTAATTTAAAAAGTAGTGAGACTTTTTCTAT